TTGAATATCATCAGCACAAATAGGTTTTATTTTGTTAGAAAGTTTTTCATACTGCTCTCGTGATATTGCCTCCTTTGGTGCTTGCTTAAATCCATGGTCATTGTGGCATAAAAAGCTAATAGATTTTAATGTAGATAAATTATTAGCAAGCCATTCTTTTAACTTCGATATATCCTCCTTTTTGTAGTATACAGTAACAGATACACTTTGATCCGACCAGTGCTTCTGTGCCATTTTTAACACATCTAATTGTTTCCACGTATCCCATTCTTCGTCTGCTACAGGGCCTCCTGGGGGAGCTTGAACATAGAAGTCTACTACTAATGTCTGTGGGTCTAAAGTCCCGTCAAAACGCAACACAGGCTCCATATAATGTCCTGCCTCTTTTAACTTAGGTATTAGTGGATCGTTTGCAGCTATCCTAACTCTCTGTATAATATACCGACTATAAGCAGCATGTATTCCTTCATAACCGTCACAGTCCAAGACTTTGCTCATAGTACCTGAAGGTTTAATCACTGTTGTCCGCTTTGAACGGGGTATTCCAAGTTCCCTACTATAACTTTCGTCTTCTTCTTGGATAGCGGAGTACGCTTTATCTAGCACAGTTGGATTAAACAAAGGAGAAGAAAGGCACCCTGTAATCCCGTTACCGGTTCGACGGTTTCTTTTAATAACCTCTTGTGAAATTTCATGATGATATTTTTCCATTGTCACACGCTTTGAATATCTCTGCATAAGTCTAGAAGCTTTGATAAACTCTTCCTCTGATTCCAGATTGCACAAAGCCATTTCCGTAAGATTGCAAGGTTCTCCGTTTTCTAAAGTAGCTTCTGCACACGGATTAACCCCAATGGCGGAATCTGCTTTAAGTTCTCCCATTCGGCCATATTTTTGTATAGCGGTACGGTTAACAATCCCGAACGGTTCCCCTTGTTCATAAGTTTTCCAAAATAAAGGATGCAAATCATCAACGTCTTCACATACTACGGAATAATTCGCACAACTACGATGCGTAGGAATCGGACCTAAATCCCATCTTTTCATTTTTAAATAATCTTTATCCCAACAATCTCCTAAAATAATTATAGCAGAACGTCTGACATTTCCTGCCACAACCATTTCTCCTGTTGCGGTTAGAATGTCGGCAGCATCTTCCGGGCGTATTTGCTTACCAGACCTAGCTACCAAGATTCCAATTAATCTTTCAATGAAACGAGTAAGAGGAATCGGGCCTGAAGAAATTCCACCAAACCCGACAATAGGCTCTCCATACCCTCGAACACAGACTGTAGAATACGTAAATGATTTCCCAGTCTCAAAGAAACTTTCTAATACTCGTCTGGTTAATTCACACCATCCTTCGCGGCTATCCGGTATAATAAAATTTGCATCTTTTGTGGGTTTATGTATAATATTTACATCTTTTTTAACTCTAGGGAGTTTACTTGTAAATTGATGTTCGACTGATAATCCTACCCCTCCACCGAGCATTAATAAGTCTTGTGCTATTACGAAGTGATTATAATCGGCTGCTGTTAAAAACCAACAATTGTTTAAAGCTGCTCCTCCAAAACGTTCATGCGCTGGAGCACCTGAGAACCAATATCCCCTACCTGCCGGTCCAGCTTTTCGTTCTTTTGCCAACCTTAAGAGTTCTTTAACTTCAGATTCAGGAACATTTTTTCCACGAATGTTACCCATAATAGCTCTTTCAACTGTTTGATCCCAATTTTCTAAATGTCCGTTATCTTTGCGTGAATAAGTTCGACGATATACGATATTTGCTAAATTACTGAATTCCTTCATTTTCTATGTTTCTTCCTGTTAGACAGAAAATGTGGGGTAATCTAAAAAGACTACCCCACACGGCTCTAGCCAGCCTAAGTTTAGGCTTTTAAAAATAGTGCTACTTCTGCTCCGCGTCTGCGAACTAATCCAGGTAACACATGCCCACCAGCTTCATTATAAAGGAGCATGTGTTGTGATGCTTCTTTATAGTTTCCCTGATTAAGTAGTTCCAAGACCATTGAATGTTCTAAAGTTCCTTCACCTAAATTGAACTCCCACGATACAAGAGCGTCAAATTGGTTTTGTGTTAAAGGAACCTTCACTAATCGGTTAATTCCCCTAACTGCCCAATCCGCATCTTGGCGGAACAATGCATACGCCTCTTGCTGAGAAATACATGCATCTGATGTTGTTACTGGAGACTTATGTAAAAGGTGCCCAATACCAACCGTGGCAAAATTTCTTGAATCATTATAGGGCACTAATGCTAAACCTTCAAATGAAACAATTAAATCAATTCCGTTGTCACTTAATTCCATTATTCTCCTATAATGTATTTGGCATGGGATAGTCGGAATCGAACCACTGAGTACGGCTTTGGAGGCCGTCAGTTTGCCACTAGCTTAATCCCATGTGTAAAATTGGAGCCGAAAGAGGGAATCGAACCCCCGACATTCTCTTTACAAAAGAGATGCTCTACCAACTGAGCTATTTCGGCATGGCTGGCACGGTAGGACTCGGACCTACAACCATTCGGTTAACAGCCGAATGCTCTACCATTGAGCTACGCGCCAATTTTTCATATACTAATTTACATTTACAATCTGGAACATTTTCTTTGGCAAAACCGAAACAATTCGGATTCATTTGTTCCTTTCTTTGGCACCGGGGCACGGTGACGATCCGCAGACTACTGCTCCAAAGGCAGTCGTTTTTCCGTTAAACTAACCCGGTGTTATACATACTCAATCTTTATATTAGAATCGCACATCTGCTCGTCTACAATTCTATCAATATCTTTTAATAATCCTAGACGACGCATGGTTTCAATTTTATGCCATGCTTTAAACTTTGGTGATTCTGCACATTTACGAAATGCTTCACGCTTGTTAAAGATACTGCTCACGTCCGTCACGATGCTCGGCTACAGCACCAGATGCCGGATGAAAGCAGCGCACTCCATTTTGCTTTGCATTGCGGTGCTGACCGCCAGCACCGCCCGTGCAAAACGTTGAAAATTCAAAGTCTTTCGCGGTTAATGAAAATAATAACTGTTTCATAAATTCCTTTCTTGGTAGGCCGTGAGGGATTTTTAGTCCTAGCCTTTGAACGAACCCGGTGTGGGCCAAACATAAGGAAGATTAGGTAATTCTGTAAAACTATTATAGAATATACAATCCTTTCGTTTTAAGTTTGACCGATGACTTGCGTGAAACTCTTCTCGCCCTAACCAATCCGGCATAGTACAATGTACAATTTCTTCTGGAATTTGCATGGTATTTTTATAACCACGTCTAATCCACTCAATAATAATTTCCCTAAGATATTGTTTTAATGCTTCAGAATGTCCTAGCCACATCTTTACTGCTGGATGATTCTTCCATCCTTTAGAACGGCCTTCGATAGTATCTAATATTTGTTTAGCTTCAACTCTCTGTTTACCTAAACGTTTATAATCTAAACATTTAGCTGATTCTTTAAAATCCGCATATGGTAAAAAAGTCTGCATGATTTAGAAATAGTACCATACTTTTTCTTAATTGTCAAGTGGTTGGCAGTGGGAATTTCGAAATCCCGGCCCTTTGCGTGTAAAGCAAATGCTCTGCCTCTGAGCTAACCGCCAATCTTTGGTGGACCCAACAGGAATCGAACCTGCGACCTATTGCTTGCAAAGCAACCGCTCTCCCTACTGAGCTATAGGCCCACTATTTCAAAACACCTGTGACAAAACCTGTTACAAATCCGGCACCAAACCACTTGGCTTTTTCCCATATACTGGCAAACTTAGCCTTAGTAATCTGACTCTGTAAAGCTGTAACTTGTGTCGAACATGCTTTACTTTCATCCTGCACTTCTGACTGTAGACTTGTGATAGTATTCTTGCCATCTAAAACCAAAGTATTTGTACTATCAACAGCCGTTTGTAACCCACTAATCTCTTTCGCCTCATCTGCCACATTCTGTGTCAACACTGGAATCTGTTCAAGTTGTTGTACAGTATCTATTGCTGCTGTATCAGTTACAGCGTAACCACTTGCACTCGCCCGAATGCCCGTATTGTTTACCAATCCTTGCCATCGAGTTGCTAATTGAGACGGTTGCAACGTCGCATCTGTCTTCTGCTGTGCAGTTTCTATTTGATTTCTACTAGCTATTGCGGCTGCTAATGTTGCATTCTCTTTAGTAGCTTCTGCTAGAGCGTTCTCATATACTACAAGTTGTGCCTTAGCTTGTTCTAAATCCGTGTCAGTTGTAGTCTTCTGCGTATTTAATACAGTGTTAGCTTGTTGAGCCTTATGTTGCTCATAGCTAGAAACAATACTAAGACCCTTATCAACAACGAAATATCCTAGAACTATACAGAGAATCCATATAATAAGTCGTTCGTGTTTTTGTAACCAAGTCTGATTACTTGCAACAGTCGGCACACTTGCAGCTTGCGCTGTGGTTGCAGTTGATTCTGCTGCCATTTTCCTCTCCTACATCTTTGGTTTTCTTAGGTGGTAACAATGGTTTGTTACTGAACCAATCCATACCTGCCCAATCAATAAACTGACTCCAACCATTATTACACGTCTTCTTCGATTTGTCAAGTACTTTTTCCATTATATTTTCTCGTATTAATGTGGATAATGATAGGAGTTGGCACCTAATGCCATATCAAGTAACCACCATTTACCATGTATATCTTTAGCAAAGTCTATTGACCAGTACCCACCAAGTTCTTTTCCAACTTTTATTGCATAACTTTCTAATATCTTTTCTGTTTCATCTCGTTTATTCAAGATCGCTAATTTGGATT